AGTTCCCCGTTTCAGAGCATGACGACTACGTGGACACTTTCACGCAGACGATCATCTTTCTTAAAAACGAGCGGTGGTTTGACTTGCCAGAGGCGCGCGACGCTGATGAAAGGGCTCCACGTCAGCAAAAAGCGAGGATCAATCCGTATGCCGCCTAAGACACCGAAACCCATCTGGGACAAGAAGCGCCCCGAGTTGATGAGCAAGCCCAAGCCGCTGTCGTCGGGTGCCAAGACCAGCTCCAAGCGCGCAGCCGAAAGCGCTGGGCGTCCGTACCCTAACCTGGTCGACAACATGCGCGCCGCTCAAAAGCAAAAGGCGGGCAAGCTCAAATGACCAAGCCCGTCAAAAAATCCGACATGGCGTGCAACGCTCCAAAGCGCACGCCGGATCAGCCCAAGAAATCGCACGTGGTCAAGGCCTGCTTTGAAGGAACCGAAAAGCTGATCCGCTTTGGCGAGCAAGGCGCCAAGACGGCGGGCAAGCCCAAGCAGGGCGAGTCGGCCGCCACCACCGCCAAGCGCGACTCATTCAAAGCGCGCCACGGCGCAAACATTGCCAAAGGTCCGTCGAGCGCGGCGTACTGGGCCAACAAAGTTAAGTGGTGACCCTATGCCTTCAGATACACCCTCAATTTTTTCCATCAGTCCTTACGCCCGCTTTGTGGCCGAGGATATGTATCCCGGTCAATCCGGGCAGGACGACCAAAACGATGCTGCTCGGCACATGTTGGCGGCGGGCACCTTGGCGCGCAAATACGGCGTAGGCCCCGCTGAGTTTCTGGGTCGGGCGCATGAGTACACGACCTCACCTATTGCCGCTTTTAAGGCGCTGATCGGTGCGGGGAAAATGCCCAAGGACTACGACCAAGACATGCACAACAACGCCTTGGGCGCGCGGCTTGGCGCTCGTGCCAGGTCGCAGACTGAGCTTGAGGACATGGTGAATCAAATGGCTGAGCAAGCAACAAAAAAGCAAACCACGGGCAAGCCCTGGATCAGCAGAGCAGAGGGTGGAGCTGTTGACCTTACCCGACCCTTTGTGGGTTACCCCTCGTCAGGCCGCAGGCCCGAGGCCCGTAAAGGCTTTTCCGAAGGCGGCGCAGTCTCCGGTGCGAATTTCCCCACAGTCGACTTTGACCCGGCTAGAATCGACAGCATTGTGGGCGAGCTCCACGCAATGAACGCGCGCTAAACCAAGGCTGAAAACAATGGACGACCAACTCTTGAACGGCGGCACAGACGAAAACCCAAGCGACAAGGAGCAGCGCGCCGAAGACCTGTCTCTCCCAGATGAGGACATGCAAGTCGAGGACACAGACGACGGCGGCGCAATCGTTCGCCTTGAGAACAAAAAAGACGCGGCCGAGAAGATGGCCCACTTTGCAAACATCGTCGACGAGGTGGACCAGTCCACCCTTTCCGATGTTGTGACCGATCTGCTCGAGAAAATAGAGCGCGACAAAGAAGCCCGCCAAAAGCGCGACAAACTTTACGAAGAGGGCCTGCGCCGCACCGGCCTGGGCGACGATGCCCCAGGCGGCGCACAGTTTGCCGGCGCCAACAAGGTCGTGCACCCGATGCTGGTCGAGGCCTGCGTTGACTTTTCGGCCAGGGTGATGAAGGAAATCTTCCCGCCCGGCGGCCCGGTCAAGTCCAAGGTGCTTGGCATCGTTGACCCCGGGAAGTTGGAAAAGGCGCGCCGCAAGTCTGAGTTCATGAACTGGCAAACGACCGAGCAGATGAGCGAGTTCCGAGGCGAGCTCGAACAGCTGAGCACGCAGCTGCCCTTGGGCGGCGGTCAGTACCTTAAGCTCATGTGGGCCCCTCAGTGGAAACGCCCGACGTCCGAGTTTATTGCGATCGACGACATTTACCTGCCGTTTGCGGCCACCAACTTTTACTCTGCCGAGCGCAAGACGCACGTGCAGTACGTGACCAAGGCTGAGTTCAACCGCCGCATCAAAGCGGAAATGTACATCGACATCAACTTGGGCTCGCCTGGCGACGTTGATTACAGCGCGGCCAGCAAAGCAAACAACAAAATCGAAGGCCGAGAGGAATCATCCTATAACGAGGACGGCCTGCGCACAATCTTTGAGATTTACACGCACCTCGATTTTGGTGACGGCATGGAGCCGTACATCATCAGCATCGACAAGCCAAGCAGCCAGGCGTGCGGTTTGTACCGCAACTGGGAGGCCGACGACAGCCGCCGCAAGGAGCTGGACTGGATTGTCGAGTTTCCGTTCGTCCCTTGGCGCGGCGCGTACCCGATTGGCCTGACCCACATGATTGGCGGCCTGTCCGGCGCGGCCACTGGAGCCTTGCGCGCCCTGCTGGACTCGGCCCACATCCAGAATATTCCCACGCTGCTCAAGCTCAAGGGCGGCCCTAACGGTCAGACAATCAACCTGCAGCCGACCGAGGTTGTTGAGCTTGAGGGCGGCGCACTGGTCGACGACGTGCGCAAGCTGGCCATGCCGCTGCCATTTAACGGCCCAAGCCCGACGCTGTTCCAGCTGCTCGGCTTCTTGGTTGATGCCGGCAAGGGCGTGGTGCAGACCTCGTTCGAGAAGCTGAGCGACCAAAACGCCAACGCGCCTGTGGGCACAACGCTGGCGCTGATCGAGCAAGGCATGGTCGTGTTCAGCTCGATCCACTCGCGCTTGCACAGCTCCATGTCGCGGGTATTCAAGATTTTGCACCGCATTAACAGCGCGTACCTCACCGAAGAGGACATTGAGGCAATGGAGTCTGGGCTGGAGATCAAGCCCGAAGACTTCGACGGCCCGATGGACGTGATCCCGGTCAGCGACCCAGCGATCTTCAGCGAGGCCCAACGCTTCGCCCAGGTCCAGGCCGTGCTACAGCGCTCCGCCGTTTTGCCGCAGATGTACGACGCGCGCAAGGTCGAGGAAATGTTCCTTCGCAACCTGAAGCTCAGCCCGGACGACGTGCTGCAGCCTCAGCCTGGCCAAGACGATGTGGACCCGGTCAGCGAGAATGTGGCGGCGACGATGAGCCGGCCCGTTTACGTGCTGCCAAAGCAGGACCACGTGGCCCACATCCAGACGCACCTGGCGTTCTTGAAGTCGCCGATGTTTGGGATGAACCCGGCGATGGTCAAGACCTACCTGTACCCGATGGCTCAGCACTTGCGCGACCACCTGCTCAACTTTTACCTCACGCAAGCGCATGAGGCCGTTCAACGGGCGGAAGAGCAAAAGCTGATAAAGGACGACGCGAAGCAGCAGGTCCAGGTGATTATTCGGGTCCAACAGATCATTGAGCAGCAGCTCGCGCAGTTCGCCCAGGAGCTTGCCCAGATCGACAAGATGGCCGAGCAGTACGCGCCTCAGCCTCAGCTGCCGCCTGACAACAGCATGCAGATCGCACAGATGAGCGCCCAGCTCCAACAGGCCGCACTGGATCAGCGCGCTCAGTCCGACGCCGCCCGCCTGCAGATTGAGCAGCAAAAAGCAACCCAGGTCGCGCAGGTTGATCAGGTCAAGGCCCAGATGGATGCCGCCGAACTGGCTGATAAGCAGCGCGCACGCTCTGAGAACTTCCAGGCTGAGCAGCTGCACCAGACCGCTAAGAACAATCTGACCCAAGCCGAGATTGATGCCCGTTTGCAAATGAACCAAGAAGACAACGCCACAGCCATGCGCCTGGCGGCGGCAGAGATCGCCACGGGCGAAAAGTTTTCTGTGAGCACTGGCACGGGCATCAACCCGGGCACCCGTTAATTTTTACAAGGAGCACCTCATGAGCGACAAACCAACCCAAGGCACCGTGCCGATGACCGGCGCGCTGGTCAATCAACACCACCGCATGGCAGCCGGTCAGCCCGTCACGGGCCAGACCCTGCCCGCCGCGCCGTCCATGCCTAAGACGCCCTGCTGATGGGATTTGAAGAACAGCTGCTTGGCCGGTTTAAGACCGAGCAGCAGCAATTTGCGCTTGAAGCCCTCAAGCGCCCGGTCAACCGAGACGCCTTCGAGTATGGGTACCGGGTGGGAATGGTCGATGGATACGAAGCAGCCATCAAAGCCCTGGTCGACATGCTAGACGAAGAGCGAAACGGCGACCGAGACCTGTGATCAAACGGGTCTGTAATATTTTTTGAGGGCGGCCGTGTTGGCTGCCCGCAACTGCTGAAAGGAGCAGAAGATGAGTGAAGCGTTAATTGAGGCGTTCCCCCATGCCGAGCCTGGCATCGTCCCATTTGGAAGTCGCGTGTTGGTGCAGATTCGAAGCCCCAAGACCAAGACTGCCTCGGGCATCATTCTTGACAACGGCTCCCGCGACACGGAAAAGTGGAACACGCAAGTGGCCCGCGTTGTATCCGTTGGCGCCCTTGCCTTCAAGAACCGAAACAGCATGGAGTCCTGGCCCGAGGGCAGCTGGTGCAAACCCGGCGATTACGTGCGCGTGGCCAAGTACGGCGGCGACCGCTGGGAAGTCGCCCTGGAAACCGGCGAGTCCGCTTTGTTTGTGATCTTCAACGATCTGGACATCATCGGGCAGGTGGTCGGCGACCCGCTGGCCATTCGTGCGTTCATCTAAGGGTCGATCATGACCACCGACACACAAATTGAGCAGGAAATCATTGCCAAGGGCAAGACCGCCCCGCGCATCACGCCGGTTGACATTGAGGCGTGCATTGCCGGTGAGCATTACTTCACCGCACGGGACGGTCGTAGCGGCGCTCTGGATAACGACACCTATGTCGGCAGGGAGAAGCCAGCCGTAGACAACTCCGACTTGGCTCCGCTTGGTCTGCTGACTTTCTGCGTCCTTGTCCTGCGCAACGGATTCACCGTGACCGGCGAGAGCGCCTGTGCATCGCCCGAAAACTTTGATCCCGAAATAGGCCGCAAAATCGCACGAGCCAACGCTGTGCAAAAGATGTGGCCCCTCATGGGTTACGAGTTGAGGTCCAAACTTGCCGAACAACGATCAAACCAATCAAGCTGAAAGGAGCTGAAAATGCCAACAATGAAAGAAGACGACGGCGGTCCCGATAACGAAGAGCTGATCATCGTTGAAGAAAAGCCGGTCACAACAGACGATGGCGATGACGAACGCCTGGTAAGCAATGAAGACGACGACGGCGCTGGGGGCGACTCCAACGACCCAGAGCGCGCGGCCATCCGTGAGCGCCGCCGCCTGGAGAAAGTTGACCGCAAAAAGCGCCGCGACGATGCCATCAGCCGGGACAAGCTCGAGCTGGACTTCCTGCGCAAGCGCAACGATGACCTTGAGCGCCGCATGGGCAGCGTTGAGCAGCGCTCGCACCAAGCCGACCTCGGGCAGCTTGACGCCCAGATCGCCCAGGCCCGCAACGAGGCCGAAATGGCTGAGCGTGTTATCTCCAAGGCTGTAGCCGCAGGCAATGGCGACGACGTTACGCAGGCGATGCGCTACCGCGACCAAGCCTTGCAAAAAGCGCAGCAGTTGGCGTTTTCGAAGCAGCAGGCAGCACAGCAGCGGCAGTTGCCAAAGAACCAAGGCATGGACGACATGACCTTGCACTACGCCAAGGAGTTCATCAGCGAGAACAAGTGGTACGACCCGCAAGGCCGAGACGAAAACTCAGCGATTGTTCTGGCCATCGACCAGACCCTCCACCGCGAGGGGTTGCGTCCCGACACCGAGGAGTATTGGGACGAGCTGCGTGACCGTGCAGCGCGGCGCATCCCGGAGAAGTTTGGCGCGGCCGAAAAGCCAGCCCAGTCGCTTCGCACGCCGCGCGGTGGCCCAGCCGTTGGCTCTGGCCGCGAGCACGCACCGACCTCCACCCGCAACGAGGTGTACATCAGCCCCGAGCGCAAGCAGGCGTTAATTGACGCTGGCGTTTGGGATGACCCGCTTTTGCGTCAAAAATACGTCAAGCGGTATTCCGAGTACGACAGAGCAAAACGCTCTTGATTGTTTTAAAACAGATTCAGACCTATAATTTCACCCAATTGCTGAAAGGAGCAATAAATGTCCGATGAACGCTTAAAAAAATCCGCTGGTGACAACCGTGAGAGCCGTGCGATGGTAGATCGTGCTGCAACAGAATCACGCGCTCTGTCCGATGATGAGCGGGTTGAAATGTTCCGGCAGCAGTTTCACCAGTCCTCACTTCCGGACTTGCCAAAACTTGATAGCTGGCACACGTGCTGGCTGACCACGACAAACTCACGCGACTCAATCCACATGCGCATGCGTCTGGGTTATGAGCCACTGAAGCCAGAGGATGTTCCTGGCTGGGACTACGTCACCATTAAAACGGGTGATTGGGTCGGCTTTATTGGCGTGAACGAGATGCTTGCTTTCAAGCTGCCCATGAGCCTGTACGAAAAGTACATGCAGGAAGCCCACCACGACGCGCCAATGCGCGAAGAGGAAAAGCTCACTGACACGGCTGATTTCATGGAGCAGCAAGCTCGAGCATCAAAGTCGCGGATCGACAAGGGTGATGGCATGTCCGAGTTTGGGCAAAACAGGAAAGCTCATTTCGAGCTGACTTGAAGCTAGGTCCAATTCAACCATCCCTCAAGGAGAACGCAAATGTCATCGACAAGCGCACCTTTTGGCTTTCGTGCCTCTTACCACAACAGTGGTCAGATGCGCCCGAAGGCCTACACTGTAGCAAGCACCTACGCCGCCAACATTTTCTCGGGTGACCCCGTGAAGCTGACCGACGCCGGCGTGGTTCAACTGGGTTCGTCTGACGGCACCCGAGCTGGCACCACCGACGGCATTACCCTCCTGGGTATTTTCGCCGGCTGCCAGTACACCGACGTTTTGGGCAAGCCCACCGTCAGCCCCTTCTGGCCCTCTGGAACCACGGCGACGGACATCATCGCTTGGGTTCTGGACGATCCAGAAACGCTGTTCGAGGTTCAGTACAACAACCCCTCCGCTGGCACCACCGTTCAAACGGCTGTTGGCGAAGAGTGCGATTGGACTGTTGCCTCGCCCGGTGGCTCGACCCGCACGGGCCTGAGCAATACCAACCTCACCGCCATTCAAGCAACTTCTGGCCAGTTCCAGATCACCGGCTTCTCTGGCAATATCAATGACTCGCTGACCGACGCTTATGTTGTGGCCACCGTTCGTATCAACGAACACGCCTACAAAGCAGCCGTCAACAGCATCTAAGGAGGGCTGAAAAATGGCAACCCCAATGCGTAGTACGGACTTCCGTTCCGTAGTTGAGCCGATTCTGAACGAAGTGTTCGACGGTGTTTATGAGCAGCGCGCTGACGAATGGAAACAAGTTTTCCGCGAGCAAAAAGGCATCCCACGCAACTACCACGAAGAGCCCGTCCTGTACGGTTTCGGTGCTGCGCCTGAGCTGCCTGACGGCATGGCAGTGACTTACCAGTCCGGTGGCGTCCTGTTCCTGCAGCGCTACCTTTACAAGGTGTACGGCTTGGCCTTCGCTTTGACCAAAGTTCTGGTTGAAGACGGCGACCACATCCGTATCGGCCAGACCTACGCCAAGCACCTGGCGCAGTCCCTGATCGAGACCAAAGAGACCCTGGCTGCCAACATCCTGAACCGCGCCTTCAACGGTGCGTATGTCGGCGGTGATGGCGTCTCGCTGATCTCCACGGCCCACCCAATCGTCAACGGCACGTTCAGCAACCAGCTGTCCACCGCCGCTGCTTTGTCGCAGACCTCCTTGGAGCAGATGCTCATCCAGATTCGCAACGCTGTTGATAACAACGGCAAGCGCATCCGCTTGACACCCAAGAAGATCGTGGCCGGCCCGTCTAACGTGTTCCAGGCAGAGACCCTGCTCAAGAGCGTGTTGCGTTCCGGTACCGCCGACAACGACATCAACCCTGTGAAGTCGATGGGCTTGCTGGCCGATGGCCAAGCCAACCTTTCGCGAATCACATCGACCACCGCCTGGTGGATTCAGACCGACGCCCCCGAAGGTCTGAAGCTGTTGATGCGTCGCGGCTTGGAGAAATCCATGGAGGGCGACTTCGAAACCGACAGCATGCGTTACAAGGCCACGGAGCGTTACGTTCTGGGCTGGACTGACCCACGCGGTTTATTCGGAACATCCGGAGTTTAAGTTTTACGCGGGGCGATACAATTGCCCTGCCTAAGATGCCAAACGAAGCCTCCGCTTAATGCGGGGGCTTTTCTGGGCACCTTTATCAAGCGCTGCAGACAGCCAAGCCCTGGCTGACGACATGCAGACGGCGGCGCTTTTAACTCGCATGTGAGGAAATCACCATGGCATCGACTACTTTTTCCGGCCCAGTCACTTCGAACAACGGTTTTATTGGCACAGTCACTGGCACAGTCACTGGCAGCGTCGAGACGGCTGCCTTCGTTGGCCTGACCCCAGTAGCCACCGCCGCTTTGCCGCCTGCCGCTGCGGCCAACCTTGGCCAAGTGCGCCTGGTCAACGACAACGGCGTCGGTAACAACGAGTACTGCTTGGTCATCAGCACGGGCGCCGCCTGGGTGACCGCTGTCGGAGCGGCTCTGAGCTAAACCCTTCTGGGATAACAACGCGGGGGCTTTGACCCCTGTTTTTTAAATCAGGAGATCACCATGGCTGACGCAGTAACTTCACAAACCATTCTTGACGGTGAGCGCCTGTTCACCGGCAAGTTCACGAACATCTCGGACGGTACCGGCGAGGCTGGCGCGCTCAAGATTGACGTCTCCACGCTGGCCCCCAGCGCCTCGGGCAACGCCTGCAACGGGGTCAAGATCAACAAACTCTGGGTACAAACCCAGGGCATGGGGGTTGACATATTGTGGGACGCTACGACGGATTTGCTTTGCGAGACTATTCCTGAAAATCAGTTCTATCACATGTGCTACGACATGTTTGGCGGGCTGCCCAACAACGCGGGCGCTGGCGTGACCGGCGATGTGCTGTTCGCGACGGTGGGGGCCGCTGCTGGCGACCGCTACACGATCGTGATTGAGGGCATCAAGACCTATGCTGTTCCGACGTAATCCCGAAAGAAAAAGGATGGTGTCATGGAACTGATGGTCTGGAACATCGTCTTAAGTGCGGTAATAACGATCATGGGCTTTTTGCTTAAAAGTAAGTTTGACGAGATCTCGCGTCTCGGAATCCTGATCAACCGCACGCGGGAAGAGGTCGCACGAGACCACATTACACGCTTAGAGTTCAGAGCGGATATGCAGCAGCTGATGGACAGGTTCGATCGGCTGGAGAGAAAGATTGATTGTCTTAACGGCCGCCAAGGCCACGATTAACCGGAGAAACACCATGGGCTGCACATACGTTAAAGAGTTTGATTTCAACAAAAAAACTGCCGGCGAGAAATTCTCGATGGGCGGCACGGTCAAGGGTTACGCCGAGGGCGGAAGCGTCAAAGCCGACATGAAGCACGACAAGACCATGATCAAGACTGCGGTGCATAAGCATGAGAAGGCCATGCACAAAGGCAAGCCGATGACCAAGATGGCTATGGGCGGCGAAGTCCATAAAATGCCAGACGGCTCCATGATGGCAGGTAGGATGAAAGAGGGCGGCATGACCAAGATGGCCAAGGGCGGCAAGGTGCCAAAGATTGAGACCATGGACAATCGCGAAATGGCGATGACGCCAAATATGCGGCGCGACGCAATGATGGCCAGCCGCAAGGTTGAGGCCCCTATGCGCCGCTCAGTGCCAGTGGCTCCCCGCGAGCCGATGATTGCTATGAAGTCTGGCGGCAAGGTGTCCAAGATGGCCCACGGCGGCAAGACCGGCAAGTGCTGATTGAGAACTTCGGGTCTGATGGCCTATAATTTCTTAACCCCTCAAGGGCGCGCTGTAACGGCGGCCATCTGACGACCACCCACGGAGTTAGCATGGCATTTTCCGGCAGCATCAGTAACACGACATTCAACGCGCTTAAGGTGGTAGATACCTCCTTTCGCCGTTGCCGCCTGCCGGCCCAAGCTATCACGGCCGAGATGCAGTCGTATGCGCTTGAGGCGCTATACCTTCTGCTCAGCGAGCTGGCAAATACGAAGACTCCGAGCTGGTGCATTGAGCGTGAGATTTACCCGTTCTACGAGGGCCAGCCTATCGTTACACTAGCGCGCGGCACGGTTGATGTGCTTAACGCCAACCTGCGCACGCTCCAAGAGCTGACGGGCGCTACGGTGTCGCTTACAAACAGCTACACGGTGGACTTTACAGAACAGGACGGCGGCGTTGGCACGGTCAACACGGTCGGCGTCAAGTGGCTGGGCGCGGCGGTTGACCTGGTGCTTGAGACCTCGCAGGACGGCTTGACCTGGACCCCGGTCGGCTCGCAAACCACTGCGGCTGCTGCTGGCGAGTGGACCTGGACCGATGTGGTTCCAGCCCGGGCTCGTGAGTTTTTCCGCATCACAAGCGTCGCCCCTTTGCTGGCCGAAGAGGTCTACCTGGGCACGCTGCCGCAGGAAATCCCGATGGGGCTGTTGAACCGCGACACTTACGTGGCTCAGAGCAACAAGGTGTTCTTGGGCCGCCCGCTGACCTACTGGTTCCAGCGCGACTTGCCAACACCGGTTATGAACCTTTGGCCCTCACCCAATCTGGCCGCTGAGCACCAGCAGCTGATTGTTTGGCGCCACCGGCACATCATGGACACCGAGAACCTGCGCCAAGACGTTGAGGTGCCCCAGCGCTGGCTTGAGGCCATCGTTGCCGGCCTGGCCTCGCGTGTTGGCGCCGAGACGCCCCAAGTGGACACTGCGCTGGTGCAGGTGCTTGACCAAAAATGGTACATGGCGCGTCAGGCGGCGTGGGACGGCGACAACGATGGCTCGCCCACTTACATCAATCCTGGCATCGGTTGCTACACGAAATGAGCCGCTTTCTTAACCCCTCCGGCCAGCCGACCTTCGGGATCGGGGTGTGCGCACGCTGCTCGCGCAAGCTGCCGCTGGCCAGCCTGCACCCGGACCCAAACTACCCGGCGCTCATGGTCTGCGATGAGGATACGGACGACTACGACCCGTACCGCTTGGCCCCTCGAAAAGAGGACCAGGTGGTGCTGCCGTTTGTGCGCCCCGATGTTCCCGTCACGACCAACCCTTCGGGCCTGATCACGCAGGATGGCACGCAGTTCATCGTCTCAGAAGATGGGCAGCGGTTCCTGTTCGTTGTGGATTAAAAAATGGCTCAAGTCCCCTCGAACCTTATTCCGGTCAGCATCACGCAGCTGCCCGACTCGCTGACGACCTCGGCTGATGTTTTGCTGGTGGGCGTCTACCAGGGCAACACGTACAAGTTCCGCGCAGGCGATCTTCTGCAGGTCGCAGGCGTCCCAACAACGCGTTTGGTGATCGCGGGCACAGGCCTGAGCGGTGGCGGCGCGCTCTCGGCCAACGTGACCCTATCGGTTGCCCCGGGCGGCATCGGTACCACTCAGCTTGCAACCTCGGGCGTGACGCCTGGCGTGTACGGCGACGACACAAACGTCCCGCAGCTTACCGTTGACGCCACAGGCCGCGTAACGGCGGCCACGCAGGTGCCTTTGTCCGTTTCGGGGTTTGTGCCTACGACGCGCCAGGTGATTGCAGGCAATGGCCTGACGGGCGGCGGTGCGCTGAATGCAAACGTGACCTTGTCAGCGTCGTATGGCGGCACGCCGCTGGCTGGGAGTAATTCTGGCTCGGCTGGCTCAGCGCTTACGTTGCCTCGCTCGGACCACCGACACCCGGCCGTGGACCTGTCCGACGACGCGCAGGTGGATGCCATCCTCGGCCTGCAAAGCGGCGGCACGGCTCGCAGCCTTGTGATGCAGCTTGGCGCCGTGGTCTGGTCCGGCTCGGACGGCTTGTATGTCGGCCCTTCTGGCGTGTCTGGCCAAGTGCTGGTGTCGGGCGGCCCTGCTGCGCCGACCTGGGGCTCTGTTGTTATTTTGGCCCCCACAGCGGCGGGCTTGTTTTTTGCCGGCCCAGCAACGGGCGGCCTGGCTGACCCGACGTTTCGGGATATTGTGGCCAGCGATGTTCCCACACTGAACCAGAACACCACGGGCAGCGCGGGCAGTGTTGCCAACGCGCTGACGATTGGAGCGGGGTTGGGCGGGGGGTCGTATAACGGCGCAACTGCAGTAACTATTACAAACGACGCGCCTGATCAGGTCGTCTCCCTCACCCAGGGCGGCACAACAACAATCACGGGCACTTACCCCAACTTCACAATCAGCTCGGACGATCAGTTTGCGGGCACGGTGACCTCGGTAAGCGGGGCGGGTTCGGTCAACGGGTTGACGCTGGCCGGCACTGTTACCTCGGCGGGAAGTTTGACGTTGGGAGGCGTGCTGAGCGGTATTGCCAACTCGGCGCTGACTAACAGCGCTGTCACGATCAACGGGTCTTCGGTCTCGCTTGGCGGCTCAATCACGGTCACAGCCACAGCCACGGATGCATTGACTATCGGCGCGGGTCTGTCGGGCACGTCCTACAACGGCTCGGCGCCGGCGACTATTGCCAACACGGGCGTACTTGCGTTTAGCGGCGGCACCACGGGCCTGACCCCTGCAACAGACACGGCGGGCGCTGTGACGCTGGCGGGGACGCTGGCGGTTGCTAACGGGGGTACCGGCGCAACCGACGCTGCGGGTATTCGCACGGCTGCGGGGGCTACCACGTTGGGCGGCAATGTGTTCACGCTTGCCAACCCCAGCGCAGTGACGTTTCCGCGTTTCAACGCTGACAACACAGCTAGCGCGCTTGACGCGGCGACGTTCCGAACTGCGATTGGCGCAGGCACCTCTAGCACTACCGGCACCGTGACCAGCGTGAGCGGTGCGGGTGCGGTCAGCGGCCTAACGCTCACGGGCACCGTGACCACAAGCGGTAACTTGACGCTGGGCGGTGCGCTAGCGGTTGTGCCCGCTGATTTTGCCTCCCAGACCGCTAATACGGTGCTCGCCGCGCCTGATGGCTCATCTGGCGCGCCGACCTTTCGGGCCTTA